GTGGTGGGGCGAGCAGGTTGGGGCGCTGTGCCGAGGTGGGGGCGGGCCCACCTCTGGCCCAGCTGAAGACCAGCCGCCCCACCACGAACTGGGCTTACGGGACGATCGCCACGAACGCTTGAGGGACCGCCAGGGCGAACCCGACACGAAGCTCGGCCAGGATCGTCAGGATGTTCCGGATGAAGAAGTCGGAGTGGGCGTCGGTCATGTACATCGACGCCTGCTCCCGGTCACCGACCAGGGCCTGACGGAAATCGCCGAGCAACTGGGTGCCGACAGGGACCGCCTTCGTCACGACAACCTTGATGCCCCACACCTGCTCCAGGGTGGCGAGCGAAGCGAACGGCCCGGCACCGAGGTACTGGCCGGTCGAGTCCTTGGCCAGGAGGAAGTTGATCGACCACCAGTCGAGCGGGTTGACCAGCAGCGCCGTCGGAGCGAAAGCGCCCTCCAGGCCGGACATGATCTGCGAAGCGGCCGTACCCACGGCATCAAGGCGTGTCGGGCCCAGCGCAACCGAGATGTCGTAGGTCTGGATGTTCCACACCGTGGTGGCGTTCAGGATGCCCCGCAGCTGGGGGGAGACACCGGTGCCGTTGATGAGCTGGTCTTCAAGCTTGGCCGCCAGGCCCTGCAATAGGAACGTGTCGATGTACGTCGTCAGCTGTGGTGCGTCGGCGGCGGCCCGGCGAGTGATCGGAATCCAGTGGGCGATGTTCTGCACAGCCTGGGTCCGCTCAGCGAAGACCAGCGCCGACTCGGGCTTGGCGCCGTCAGCAGCGGAGGTGGCCTCGGCCACGGCGGCAGCGTTGTTGGTCTTGGTGGTGACCTCAACCCATTCCATCGTGTCGCCACTGAGGGGGATGCGGGTGCACAGGTCGATCACGGTGGGCAGTCGCATCGGGGCGGCATCGGCCACAACACCGATCCGCTGGTTCTGCAGGAACGAACCACCGGAGGTCTGCGAGGCGCCGGTCACCAGGGTCTTACCTTCGATCAGGCCCTTCATGGCGATACCGAAGTCGACCGACCGGGACTTGCCGATCTGTTCGACGAAGGTGCCGTCAGCCCGAACGTTCTTCTCCAGCTGCTCGATGTAGGCGGGCGACTTGGTGAACGCCTCACCGAACGTCATGCCCTTGGGGTCAATGACCCCGGAGGCCGACGCCAGATCATCGAACGACTTCCCGTCAACGATGCGGGACTGGTCAGCCAGGTACTCCCGGGCGGGGAGCGCGTTGAACAGGCGGGCCACCTTCAGGCCCAGCTCGTCAGCCGACTTGATATCGTCGTCGGTGGCCGCTGCGCCCTTCTCGATGATGGCCTGCTCTGCGGTGTCGAGGTCGGCGATGGCCTTCTCGATCACCTCGCGGGCGGTGAGACCGGTATCGGTCATAGTCATTGCTGGGCTCCTTGTGAGCGTCGGTGGTTACCGGGGGGCGGAAGCACGGGCCAGGTAGGCACGTGCTGTTGACGCCACCGCTGAGCGCTGCCTGGCCGCGGCCTCACGAGCCGCGGCCACGGGGGCGGCGTTCTCGTCAGGGGCGGCCTCGGGGGCCTCGCTGGTGGGGGACTTGAGCGAGGCCGTCACGGCCTTCAGCTCATCGACTTCGGCCTGGAGCGCATCGACCCGGGCCCGGAGCGCATCTACGCCCTCCAGCTCGACCGTCTCGGCGGCGTCCAGGTCGGCGGCAAGGCCGTCCTTGGCACCGATGACGACCGCCTCACGGTTCGAGGGGATCACGACGAACGCGACGTTCAGCAGCTCGGCGGAGGTGATGTGGGTGACACCGTCCTCGCCGGTCACACGCTGGGCGTTTCGGAACGTGACCGACATCGTGCGGACGTGGCCCTCCTTGACGAGGGTCCGGACATCCTGGGCCAGGGCCGTCGAGGCGAACTTGCCCCGGATCTTGAGGAGGTCGCCGTCGTAGAACGGGCCGCCCGATCCGACGGTCTTCTCGACCGACATGGCATGGTCGATGTCGACGGTGATCTTGTCGGTCAGGGGGGCGAAGGCGAGAGCATCGACGATCTCCCCATCCCGGTCCAACGTGGGGGCCGACATGACCGACAGAAACTCGTTGGGGCCGAGGTCACCCACCCCGACCTTGACGTCGACTGCGAAGCCCTTGGTCTCGTTCGTCATCTGCTGCCCAGCTCCTTGATCAGCTTGCGGAGGCCAGCGACATCGCCGCCCAGGCCCTTCACGTGGTCGAGCGCCTGGCCCACCACCACGGCCGGCCCATCGTCGAGACCAGCCACCAGGGCTGGCAGGTCGATGACGTCGAGCGACACTGGGCGGGACAGGCGGCCCATCACCTTCGACACCACCTCGTCGGTCAGCACCGAGGCCGCGGAGATCGTGCCCCGCCCGAGCTGCGGCGCTGGCCCGGTGAAGCCGGCCCCAGCCCGGTTCAGGATCGACCGGGCCTCGTCAACGGACAGCACGATCTTCTCAGGTGTGCCGAGGTACAGCTTCTGGACCAGCTCGGCCATGGCCTTCGGGTCGTCCTGACCGTTCTCGACGACCTCGGTCATGGTGACCATGGCCGAGTTGACGAAGAGCTGATCGGAGCCTTCGATGAATGGGCGGTTCTCCATCTCCCGGGCCTCGGCTGGGGTGAGCTGCCCGGTCTGGATGCCCTGGGCGTGGGCCGTGATCCGCTCCTCGGTCGAGCCCCTGAGCACCCCGTCGACCAGCCACTCGAAGTAGAACAGGTCACTGAAGTCGGGGGCCCGGGTCCGGTCGCCGTGGCGGCCGTCCCTCAGGTCAAAATTGACCATGGCCTCGAACGACTGAAGGATCGGGGGCATGGCCAGCCGGTACAGCATGCGGTTCTGCTCGGTCACGTTGGAGAAGGTGGCGTGGTCGTTGATGCCCATGGCCGGAGCCGGAATGCGGAACGCTGCAGCGACCTCTTCCCGGTCGAGCTTCCTCTGCTCGATGTACTGCAGGTCGACGTTGTTCATGTCGAGCGGCACAGCATCCATGCCGTCTTCGAGGATCAGCGGCCGGCCATGGTTCTCAGCGCCACCATGGCGCCGGTCGTACTGGTCGGCCAGGCGCTGCAGCACCGGGCTCTGGCCGTTGCCACCGAAGTTCTTGGGGGTCTTCAGGAGCAGGCTGTGCTTGCCGCCACGGGCGAACATGGCCCGCCCAGAGACCCGCACTGCGGCTTCCATCTCCAGGGTGTCGCGCAGGCCTTCGAGGGGTGAGAGGGCCAGCTCGGGGTGCTTCGGGTGGAAGTGGTGCCAGTGAAGAAACTGGGAGCGGGCGATCGGCAGCTCGGTGGTCGAGCTCAGCGACGGCCGGTACCACCAGCCCATCGGGCCACTGGCCGTGTTGCCCTCACATCCGAACCGCATCCGGGTCGGGTGGATCAGCTCCAGCTGGGCGGGCCGGCCGCCAGCGTCCCGGACCTTCAGGGCGAAGGACCGGCCGTGGATGTGCCGCTGGTAGATGAACCACGTCCAGAACGCGACCGGGTCCATGGCTGGTGTCGGCTCGGCCAGGAGCCGACCAAACGGTGAAGTGCGGGCGTCGAGGCGACCCTTGTCGGCCCGTTCGTAGACCTTGGCGGGAAGCTGGATGTTCAGCTCGACAAGGGTGTTGATGGCGATCTGGGGCCACAGGTGCCGCTCGTAGATCAGGTCGTAGGCGCAGGCATCAACCAGGAACCGGCCGAGCGGGTGGGTCCCGTCACCGGAGTAGCCGAACCCGTTGGCTGACGACAGGCCGCCGTCCAGCGCCCACCGGTCCGGGGCCGTCGATTTCGTCACCGCCCCCGAGATGATCGGCACGAGCTACAGGACCCCTCCAGGGAGTTGAACGAACTTCACCGAGCCGGCCGGCACGAACACTGCGCCGTCGACCGTCTCCCACTCGCCACCACCACGAGCCAGGTACTGCACCGGGGCTCCAGCCGCACCGGCCAGCACCAGCCCGGTCTCGTCGGTCGACCACAGCACGCCCTGCACTCCCGACTCATCAGCCAGGGTCACGACCACATGCTGGCGGGCCAGCCCGTCACGGATGGTGGGAGCAGGCGGGGCCGACGCCCGGCCCGACAGGCTCACCACTCGACGAAGCCCCGCTCCTCAGAATACACCGACACGCTGTTGTCTGGCGCCTCATCCGGCAGCCGCAAGTACCCACCCAACGCCATCACGATCGACTCCAACGGGGACACATCCACCTCCGGTCTCTTCCGGTCCAGGGCCCAGGCATCAGCCATGGGCCGCTTCTTGGCGCCGGCCACCGCCGCATCGACCTCGTCCTGGCCACCGTGACGAAGCCCAGCCGGCTGACCCTCAGGCGGTGACACCCGGTCGACCAGGGCGCCGCACGCTGCGGCATGGTCCCGGGGGGACATCTTGATCAGCTCCACCCCGGCGAACTCCCGGGCCAGCATCCGCTCAAGATCACCCAGCAGTGACCCGGCCGGGGAGCTGGGATCGATCGCCACCCCGGCCCCACCGTTCCGTCGAAGGATCTGCTCCAGCGAATCGATCACCCAGCCCGTACCATCGCCGGCCGTGATCAGCTCCACGTGCAGGCCGCCGTTGGAGCTGGTCGAGGTGACCCCGATCGATGCACGCTGACGGTCAGCACTGACCGCCAGCCCGTACACCAACCGGCCCGCTGCTTGGCTGGTCTGGTCCACCAGCCGCCCCCAATCCTCCGCACTGATCGGGCTGGACTCGGCGGTGCCCTTGCTTGGCTGTGAGGCGTAGGCCCGACGCCAGGCCGGCTCACCCATCTTCACCATGTCGGCCGCCACGTCCTGCTCGTCGACCAGGTGGCCAAGACCGGGGATGTAGTACCACCACAGGGACCGGTCGTGGATGTCCCAGTCGTCAGGGCACGACCAATCGATGTAGCAGATACCCCGATCGTCGCCCCGCTCCACCGCCTCCCGACCGATCCGGCACTTCTCAGCGAAGTAGTGGGAGCCCTCATCGCCAGCCGCTGAGATGACCCACAGCTGAGGACCCGGACACACCGTCCCCTTCGACTCCCTGGCCAGCCGGCCACGGGTGATCTGCGGGGGGGCAAACCCGGAATCGACCGTGGCGTCATCATGCGAGAACGCCTCGTCGACCGTCACATCGTCGTAGGTGCCGCCGTGGCCGGAGGTGGCCTGGGTGGCAGCGATCGTGATCTTGCTGCCCGTCTTCGGGAGTGAGATCCGCTCCTTGCCGTTGCCCAACCGGACCCGGTAGTCCTTGCCCCGGGCGAAGGTGCGGGAGGCGTCGAGCCGGCTGACAAAGTCGTCCTCCAGCTTCTTGAGGGCGTAGTTCCGGTCCTGGGCGGTGTAGACGAAATCGAGGGACCGCCACATCCGCCCCTTCGTTACCAGCCGGGGGAGCGTCAGGACCGTCTTGCCAGACTGCCTCGGGAGGAGCAGCACCACCAGCCCGTAGACCAGCGTGTTCGTCTCCGGGTCCAGCTCAAGGGCCACATCGTCGATGTACCGCTGAAACGGCTTCAGTGGCGTGCCCAGCTTCGATGCTGTCAGGGCCACAGCCGGGCCCAACGACTTGCGCTCCGGCCGGCGTGGCGTGCCCCACCGTGGTGGCGGCACCCACTCCGGAGTCCAGTCAGCCGGTCGAGAGTCGGGCCAGCTCGGCGTCGAGGTCCTCAGCTGGATCTCCGTCACCGCCATGGCGCTCCTTGGCTGCCTGCTCCAGCTCGGCCAGGGTGGCCCGCAGCTCCTTGGCGATCCCCGCCGTGGCCAGGCCAGCGCCAGCGTCCAGCACCTGCGCCAGGGCCAGCGCCGAAGCACCCCGGGCCCGGTCGAACTCCGGCATCCCATCGATGGAAGCCAGCGCCCGGAGCACCTCGACCTCGATCGAGCCCACCTCGGCCCGGACCCCGTCGAGCAGGGCAACCAACTCGGCCTTACGGGCCCGAATCAGCTCGGAATGAGACGGAATTAACCGCATTCGGCGTTCCCCCTGAACATTTGGGAGAGAAAAACTAGATG